ATGTGGATGACGCATTGCTACAGTCCACAAACGGGGTATTTCATGGCTTCGATCCTCAAGATCGGCGATCGCTGGCGGGCTCAGGTCCGCCGGCGGGGACAAAGTATATCAAAGACATTTCGAACAAAGGGCGCGGCTGAAGCATGGGCGCGCGAGATTGAAGGGGGAATCGACAAAGGTCAGGCTGCTGTCGACGAGCAGACGATCACGGTCGGTGAGCTGGTGCGCTTGTATCGAAACGCTCGGGATGACTCGGGGCGGTCGGTGGCCGAGAAGTCGAATGAAGACTACATGCTCAAGCGGCTGGAAAGTCACTTTGATGATGAAGTGGCGGCGAAGCTGTCGACCAAAAGGCTGGTCAAGTTTGCGCAGGAGCGCAAGAAAGAGGGGGCGGGGCAGTACACGATCGACATGGACATTTCCAAGCTCGGGACCGTCTATAAGCACATGGCTTCGCTTCTCGATCTGAGACTGCCACACGCGCCGAGCATCGCACGGCCGACGCTTGATCACCTACAGCTCATCGGTCCGGGGAAACACCGCGATCGTCGGCCGACGCGTGAAGAGATCGTGAAGATTTTCGAGTGGTTTGCCGAGCACCCGGAACGCGAGCAGGCGGTGCCGGACGTGATTTGCGTGGCGATGAAAAGCGCATTCAGGCGCGGTGAACTGTTCCGGTTGACGTGGTCAGATCTCGACGTCGAGCGCCGGCTCGCGCTCGTTCGCGATCGCAAGCACCCGCGCCAGAAGAAGGGCAACGACGAGTGGGTGCCGTTGATCGGCGACTCGCTCGAAGTATTGTTGCGTCAGCCGCGATATCCCGTAGCGCCCGAATATGAGGCGAAGCGCCGCGCTGATCCATCAATCGCGCCGCATCCGAATGAGTACATCTTCCGGTTCGACAAGAGCACCGCGAGCAAATACTTCAAGCTGGCGTGCGTCGACAAAGGCATCGTCGACCTTCGGCTGCACGATCTGCGGCACGAAGCGACGAGTGCGCTCTTCGAGGGCGGGTGGGATATTCCGGAAGTGGCCGCCGTTACCGGCCACAAGGATTGGCGCAACCTGAAGCGGTATACGAACCTGCGGCCGGATCAGGTTGCGAAGAAGGGACAGTTGAAGATGGTGAGCGAGGAATAACAGAAGGGGGCCAGACCCCTATCGCGGCCGCTTCTTGATCCAGCGCCCGGATCGCACGGCGCTCGCTCCCGGAAAAGGTACGCGGTGTGCTCGCTTTACCGCGCCTTGGCGCGGTGTTGCCCCGCTGCGATCGAAGAAAATGCCTTTCGAGCGGAGTCGGAGATTTGTCGTTTGCTTTGCTTTAGCGCTGCGACCTCTGATTTCCTCAGCGGTACGGAAGCCGACGAGGTATTGGGCTTCGTCGGCCGTGAGCGCAGTTGGCTCGATACGGAACGTTTCGCGGATAACATGGCCGAATTGCTCCTCTAGACGGCGCACGATTTTTCGTGCAGGAAACAGTTTACCAGACCGGCTCGCGTTCACCAGCACGACAGCGGCTATCACGTTTCCGCCGTTCCGGCGAATGTAATCGGATAGATCGCAAAGCGTGCCCCCGAGCGTCGTGACGTCGTCGACAAGAACATAGTTTCCGCCGCGCTGCACCGGCCCTTGAAAGCTGGCCCGTGCAATGAGGCGTTCCATCGCATCGGCTCCGGTGTGGTACACCTTCGTCGTCTGCACAATGTTCTCGTCGACTTCGCCGTACCCGATGCTCAGAGAAACCGCGAGTACCTGGGGGATCGCATTGTCTCCGCGAGCTTCCCGTGCGTGCGGGGCGACGAAGATCAGCGGCTCTGGCCAACCTTCCGCGAACGCGACATCCGCGACCTGCCGCTCAAGCGGCTCTGCGATTTCCGCGATCAGCTCAATTGCGGCGTATGAATCGCCAGCTTTGGCGTCGGGATACCGAGGATGGGCTTTAAGCTCAGTATCGTCCTGCCAAAGGAAGATCGGCTCGACCAAGGGGGCGGGGAACCCGAGCGTACGCATTGGCATGCCGCTCGGCGCGTGCTTTCCGAGCAGTGTCGATCGTGGTGCTTTCCGGTTGGGTTCCAAGCGTGACTGCCGGCGAAGGGTTGAGACGCCGGCAGTATAGCGTGGGGATGTTTGGCGGCTTGGCGTCATGCTCCAAAGTAACTTGGGGTTACGCGGCCATCCGTCGCGCTTCGGCGGACATTTGGTCGAGGTAGTCGGCAACGGCGTCATATGCTGCGAATCGACTGCCGCCTTCTTTGTACGTCGGGATCGGAAACGTCTCTGCGCTGATCTGATTGCGGATGGTTCCCTCCGACATCAGCAGTAGCTGCGCGAGCTGCGCTAACGTCATGCGCGGGCCGTACTTCTCAAGTATGTATGCGCGGGTCAGAAGGCTCATTTGCGTTCTCCCGCGCGAGCGCGGAGCCGATCGAGCCGTTCGAGTTCCGCGAGGATCAGTGCGGCGGCCTTGACGAGATTTCGACGCTGCGTTGTCGGCTTCCACCAATCGGTGGCCCAAGGCCATGGCGGCGGTGGATCGCCAGCGGGATATGCGAGTGTGTACATGGCATAGCATCCTGCTGCACAGGACATCTCGAGGTCGCCGCATTTGTCGTCGTGTTCCGGCGTCCAGCCTTCCTGCTCGATCTGGCGGCGGCGCTCGATGAGCACGTCGCGGGCAGCGTTGGTTAGTTGTATTGCGATCTGTGCGTCATTGCTGTCGTTTAGGAGCGATTCAAGCGCGGCCACATGCTGCTCGCCGGCCGGATGGCCGGCACATGCGCCGAGCGCGAATTCGATTGCCGCGTTCTGTTCGTGTGTCATCGCGATCGCGGCCGGGGGAGTGGGACTTGTGCGGTCGATCTCGCGCAGTAGCGCGGAACGATATTGTCGTATCGTCTGAAACGACATCGAGTATTCGTCGGCGGCGATGAGCCGTCTAAGTGTTGTGAGCGCTTGTGACGTTGCGCTGCCGGTTGGCTTATTGGGCTCGATTCTATTCAAAGCTTCTCGAAGCTCGGCCGCTCGCGCCGCTCGCGCGCGTATGTCTCGCGATCCTTCGGCCAGCGTGACATAGATCTCGTCATGGTTTTGCCGGTGCGTGTCGATCGTGAGGCGATAGAGCAGATCGCCTTCCTGCAACCAGTTCGGTGCGGTGTTCTGTTCGTCGTTCATGGTCATCCTCAATTCTGTTCGTGTGGTATCGCCCGGCCGAGCTGCATCAAACCCGTTTCGAGCGTGACGCCGGCGGCTGCGGCCCACGTGCGGGCGTCCTGCGCCGCTCTGTGCCGTGAGTAGCTGCCGGCATCGTCGGCCATCAGGTCGAGCAGTACGATGTCGGCCGAGTGCGAGACGTCGCTCACAAGGGCGCGGATCTCGATGCAAAGCGCGTCGAGGCGTGCGTGCATGCCCCTGCGGGCATCCGCAGGGGCTTCGTTTCTCTGGATTGCTTTTCGCCGCGCACGCGGCGTGTCGTTCTTCTGGATTGCCTTTGCGGGCGCGAGCCCGCGCACACGCTTTGAAACCGCATTGCCGTCGACGCTCGCCAGTGTGATAGCCGGGCGCTTGTTCGCGCGTTCCCGCTTTCGCGGCAGCGGACGTGGGGTAGAAAGGGCCGGGCGCGGGGTCATTGGGCTGCCTCCCGCGCCATTTCGGGCATCCAGTCGGGGTCGGGCATCGTGAACAGCTTGTCGAGCCACCGCCGAACGCCTGCCATTTCCTTCGCCTTCGAAGCGCTAGTGCTTTCGAGGGTGCGGGTGAGCACCTGAACCGCAGCCCGGATCGCTTCGACGCGCGTCCTGTACCGGCCGGGGGATTCGCCGTCGATGCGCTTGCATGGCGACGATCCGCCCGCGCTGTTGAAGGCGTACGAGAAACCGAACTCCCAATCGCCCTCTGCGATCTGCGCGAGCCGAATCTCGACGGACGCGCGCCCGGTGCGCTTCGAGATGGGCGCGGACAGGATTTCCGATGGCTCATACACGCCATGCTCGTTTGTCTTGGCGATCGGATACTTCGGCCGACGCGTCGGCACGGCATCGAGCAGGTCTTCGAAGCCCGTCAACGCGCGATGTACGCCTGCGATCGTGCCCGGCGACAACTTGCCGAAGCCCGGATCGTGCAACACGCTTTGCAGCGCTTGCAAAAATTGCTTTGCATGTTGCTCGCCAATCTTCCGTTGAGGCTCGGCGGCGGCCGTTGCCGCGACGCTCTTGGGCGACGCCGTGTGGAGATGCTTTTTCGTGACCTTCGTCTTGCCCGCGTCTTTCGCTTTCGACAGGCTCGAGACGATCCGCTCCAGCGTCCGTTCCGCGCCGTGCCGTCGTATCTGTTCGATCACGAGCGTGCCGGAGATGGAGCCGTCGCGGACAAACTGGTGAATCTCCGCAGGTGCCTGCTCGAGCAGGCCGACGTCGCGAATGGTTTGATCCGTAACGTTCAGGCGCTTGCAGATCGTTTTCGTGTCGAGGCCATGTACGTCGCGCAGTTCCGCGACGACCGTCGCGAGGTCGAGCGGAGACGCGCGCTTGCTTTCGTTGCTAACGTAGCCGTCGATCACCATCTCGGCGCGTTCAACCGTCTTCGCATCGCGCACGACGACCGGGATCTTGCCGAGGTCCTTTCCCGCACGGATTGCGTTGCCAGCGGAGAGGTAGCGGTGTTGCCCCTTGTAGACGTAGATCAGGTCCTTTCCGTCGACTTTCCGGACGTAGCAATGGAGCGGTTGACTCCTGTCGTAGCCGTTGGCGATCATCAGCGCGGTGAGGTGCGACACCCACTGTTGATCGACGGGGCGCACGTTGTCACGTGGATCGTAGTGGAGCTGTTCGTACGGCACCATCCAGAGATCCGCCGATGTCGCGCCCGCCGCCGCAGCGGCGGCCTTCGCATTGCCGGTGACGATCGGCTCGACGAGCGCGAGCGGTTGGGTGCGGGCGTCCATTACTCGGACTCCTGCGGTCGGAGACTGTGAGCGAGTCCCATTGAGCAGTCGAGGATCAGGCGCGACTGCGTTTTCGGTCGCCGAAGCAGGAGATTCGAGCAATTCGGAGCGATATCAATGCGCTCGACGATCCAGCCGAGCGCGAGAAACGCGCGGATGGCGCGATCGGCCGTCGCGTTGAAAATCCCCGCGCGAACTCGGAGCGCCCATTTTGCCCGGCCGCTGTAGCGGTATTCGTCGGGTGCGCGGCAGTCTTCGAGGTACATCGAGTAGCCGTCAACGGCAATGTAAACGCCGGTTTCAGCGACCAACGCAAGGTCGCGCTCGATCGCTCGGATGTGCTTCTCGGCCTTCTTGAGTTGAGCGAGACGACGCGCATGAATGGCATTCGCGTGAGCGACGATCTCGTTATACGACGTCGGATGCTTGTAGGTCGTCATGCGCTTCACGCGGTCCTCCGGTTCTGGATCATCAGTTCGAGTCGCGACACTTCGAGGTCGATGCTCTGGCGGAACAGGCGCAGGAATCGCAACGTGCGGGTATCCGACCCAAGCAGCGAGTCGACGGAAATCTCAAGCGAGCGGAGATGCGGGAACGAGACGGCGACGTGACGTTCCGCGTTTCGCGTGACGATCGTGTGGAGTTCGGGGCGCGTGTGCGCGGATCCGGCGGGCACGGCGGATCGCGACGCATGTCGAGGCGCGAGTGCGCTGCCGGCATCGTTCGAATAGGTGCCGTCCGCCTGCTTGCAGGGCACCGACAGCGGCGGGGCCGCGTCCGATCCCGTCAGCCAGTACAGGAAACGCAGGTCGTGCGGGCGCGGTTGGCGGCGCAGCCATCCGCCCCGCGCGAGCTTGTCGATGCATTGCGCAGCCGCGCCCGGCATGTCGGCGAAATGGGTCGTGCACACCTCGTCGGACGTCATCGCGTGCGTGGCGTGCCTGAACACGGTCAGGATTCGAGCCGTCAAGTCGGCCCGTTGAGCGGGCGTGAGGTCGACGTATGGATTGAGTCGGCGCGGAGCCGCGTTCGGGAGGGCGTTGTCGATCACGATGCCTCCCTGATCCTGAACGCGCGCGGCTTCTGCGGGCGGGAGTGCTTTTCCGGCTCGGCGTGTGTCGCGGCGCGAAGGCGCTTGATCGCGTCCGCACACGTGGGTTCGTCTGGAATCGAGATCTGCTTCGCGGCAATGGTGTTGCCGTCCATGATCAGATACTCGATATAGACGCCGTCCACGAGTGGCCGGCGCATGACGACATGCTTGCCGACGAGGATCGGCGACGTCGGAAGCTGGCGATCGCGTTCGTAACGGGCGACGGTCCGGGGCGACAGCGTGTCCCGGCGCGGGATGCCCGCGTGCTGTGCAGCGTTGATTCTGTGCATGGCTTCATCTCCTTTACGCCGAGCGCGCAAGCCGTCCTCGGCGCGTGAGCGTCAGACGTTGGCGTGAAAGGTGGCGGGCTTGTCGGCGACGGGGTCGTTATCCAGCACGTTCGCCGCGATGATCAGGGCGGCGGCGGCAAAGACGCACTTGAACAGCAGCGACTTTTCCAAGTTGCTTTGGCGGGCGGGTTCGGAGGGCGTAACGCGCGGGGCTTGTTCGTCACGGAGCCAGTTCCGGCGGGCCTCAGCGTGAAGATCGGTCGGCTTCATGGGGTAAATCTCCGGTTGAGCGTCATGTGACGCGACAGTCGGAGTATCCATTAATGGAAAATGCCTGTCAATCCATAAATGGATAAATGCTCCCAGAATAATCCCCGCCGGGTTAGGCGGGGGCGCGTTATCGGGAGTTTCGTGGGGTCAGCAGCAGGGTTGCGGCGTGGCAGGTAAGGACTAGCGCCGCATCAAGCCACGCTGAGGTGTTTAGGTATGCTGCGGCTGCAATTCCGATCGTCGCGGTTGCGAGGATGCTGGCGGTTCCGCGTTGGCGGGCGAGCCGGTGTGAACGCTGATTCCGCGCGTATTCGATGCGCTCAGCCAATTGATGTGCGCCGGCCAAAACGTCTTCTGCGGTATCGGCGTCTACGCCTTTGGCGGAGATGGCGATTGTGCCGTCCTCGCGTAGAAGCACGGCAGCGGCGGCCACTGCGGGCGATCGATCGTGGCGCGCTACCAAATCGTGCAGAAACGCGCGGATGGCAGCCTGCCGAGTTCGTCTTCGTATCGTGGGCAGTTCGTAGACGTTATCGGTTTCGCGTTTTGGTCCCTCGGATGCGGGTTTTGTGGTTTTGTTCATCGCTCAACAATTCGTTCGATAATGGGCGTTGAGCGGCGGCTGACGCGCGCCTCTTCGATCCCGGCGTGGCCGGAATAACTTCTTCGATGGTCGTCGACCCGTCTTCCTCGGTGGTTGTGGCGGTGGTCTGACTCAGAACAAACTCGATATATCGCTCGATTGCCTTCTTCTCCGTCTCCGGGAGTTGGGCGTAGCGGACGCGATCGTAGTGAATTACCGATGCATCGTTCGCGTCGTCGATCAGCAGATCGGTAGGGGATATGCCGATCGCGTTAGCGAGAGATTCCACCACGCGCATCTGCGTGTCTACCTTCCCGGACAGGACTCGATTGACCGAGCTTTGGGAAATTCCGGCGCGCTTGGCGACCTTTTCTTGCTTGTCCACGTGCGGGTAGTGATCCATGTACCACCGCAGCTTGCGGGCCAAGATCATCCGAAGCGATGACTTCGTGGGCGGCGTTTTCATGCCGACATCTTGCCGAATTTGGATACCCATTGGCGGATGGTTTGCCTTGCGCGTCAGTTGAATGAAATTCCTTAAATGGATAAACTCGCGGCTGGCCATTGTGATTGGGGGGCGTTATGGAGACCGGAAGCGAGCCGATTCTTACTGCCGTGCTGCGGCATCTCGACGCGGCAAAGGGCGATTGGCCGGCAATTGCGAAGCAAAGCGGCGTGCCGTATCAAACCCTCGCGAAGATTGGTGGACGGGTCGTCTCCGACCCTCGCGTCTCGACCGTTCAGGCGCTTCTCGACTGCCTTGGAAAGCGGTGCGCTGGACAGCGTTCCTACAGTTCCGCCGCCGAGTGAGCCGATAGGCCCCTCGCGGGACAGAGCGAATCGTACGCCTCCCCCTCGAGCAGCAAAAGATTGAAAACGACCGACCACCAATAGTTCAATGACCTGCAGATACGACAGCACCGAATGGCTGGACGTGCTCTATACGTCCGTGCGCAACACGCCCGGCGGCGTAGCCGACGCCGCCAATCATCTGACGAACCGCCGAGGCAAGGGCATCACGCCGGAGTCGCTTCGTCTGCGCCTGCGCGGCGTCGGCGATAGCCGCCTCTCGATGGAGATGTTCGAGTTGCTGATCGAATGGATGCAGGAGAAGAGCGAAGCCGAGGCGCACGCGCTCGATGCATTGCATGCGCTCAACGCTCGTTTCGGGCTTGTCGCGGAGCGCGTCGACGATCACCACGCGGTCGACGGCCATGAACCGGGAACGATGCATCTCGTGACGACGACGCTCCACTTGCAGGCGCACGTGGGGAAGGTCGCCGACGACGTGACGCGCGCGCTCGAAGATCAGCGCATCGACGATCGCGAAGCCGAGCAGATCATCGCGACCGGCCGCAAGGGGCAGCGCCTGTTCCAGCGGCTGATCCATGCCGCCCGTAACCTTGCTGCCCGCCGGCGTCGCTGACATGCAGCGATTCATGCCCGGCATGGGTTGCTGCCGCGTTGCGCGCGAGCAGGTGCAGCTGTGTTGCGAACGCCCGTATCAGCTCGCATGCGGCATTGCTGCGCTCGCGTACCGGATCGAAGTCGCTCCGGAGCAGGCCGGCCGATTGTTCGTCTCCCTGATCTCGACTTTCCCCGATCGCGTTGCGCTGTTCATCGAACGCGCCGCGTTGTCCTGCGCGGCGCTGCCGACGAAGGGCGAGCGCCACGCGTTCCGAAATCAAATCCTGGGCCGTCTCAGTGCGGCGGATCTCGCGATGTTCGATGAATTGATGTCAGCCGAATGGCATCGCCTGCGTGCCAAACGGATTACTGGAGGTGCGAATTGAATACGAGCGAAACAAGCGGCGGCTTGCGTCGCCGAGCATCCCGCTACCGGATCTCGCCGGCAGGGCAACAGACCTACATCGCTGGGCGGGCGCGTTGGCGGAACTACTCGCATCAGTTGGCGCACGATCGTCGCATGGCTGAACTGGCCGGCATGTACGTATCCGACGCGCGGTGACGGACGGGAGGCAGCGGTGGAAAAGGATCACAACGCATACAGGAGGGTTTATGCAAAAGGGTATTTCGACGGTCTCAAAGCGGCGGGGGCAGGCATGAACCCCGGCCGTCAGCAATCCATTCTGCGTGGCATGCCGTCCGTCGCGCAGAAGGTCTTCGAGTTCGTGCCGATTCAAGAATCGTGGACGACCAAGCAGATCGTGGCGCAGGTGAAAGCCACGACCAAGGCGCAAATCGATTCGCGAACGGCGGACAACTGCCTCGCGCGGTTGAGAGATGCCGGGCTCGTCCGCGAGGTGACGCGTGGCGAATTTCGACGCGTCCGGCTCACGACGTCGTGCGCCTCGGCCGATACGGGCGATGAGGAGGAACCGGACACTCGCGCGCTCGTGAGTGAAGCACCGGGCAAGCGCGACAGTAGTGCATCGCCGATTGATTTGCTGTCGGGCATCGCGAACCGTCTGACAGCGACCGTGGAATCGATACGCGAGATCGCCGTCGAGATCGAAACCGCCGCGCTCGTGATCGAGGAGCGGCAGGCGGCGAACGGGCGCGAGGCCGACAAGCTGCGCCAGTTGCAAGCGCTGCTCAAGGCACTGTAGCGACGCGACCCAAGTTGCTTTGCGTTCGCCGCATCGCATCTTTCCCCCATTTCTTTCCCCTCGCCGTGCGTTCGGATTCGCGCGCGCGAGGGACTGCTTTCAAGAGGTGAATACTCCTTATGTCGACGCTCGATCAAATCGTTCAGCAGCTCCGTAACGCCGATCATCCGGAACTGCCGTCCGGCCATCCGGTCGCGGATGGCAAGCATCATCGCTACGGCCCGCGCAAGAAGTACTGGTATCAGTTGCGCGAGGTCGTCAGCAAGGGGGCGGTGATCGGCTATACGGGCACGTTCGGTCACTTCTCCGGCGACGATCCGGGCACGGAGCGATTCCAGTGGAACGGTGCGCCGCTGAGCGAGGAAGCGCTCGCCGAGACGCGTCGCCGCCAAGAGGCCGCCGAGCGAGCGGAAGCGGAACGCGCGGCGCGTGCGGCACGCATGGCCGCGAACCGCGCGTGCGACCAATGGGCGCGCGCGAGCGAACAAGGCGCATCGGCCTATCTGGAACGCAAGCAGGTGACGGCCGAAGGCGTGCGGTTCGATTCGGACGGCACGATCTTCGTGCCCATGTATCAGTACGGCGACGAGGCGCGGCTCGTGGGGCTTCAGAAGATCACGCCGGAAGGCGCGAAACGCTTCAACAAAGGCATGGAGAAGAAGGGCGCGGCCTGCCTGCTCGGCGAAGTGAAGGCGGACGATCAACTCGTGATGATCGCCGAGGGCTATGCGACCGGCCGCTCGGTGCGCATGGCGACGGCCGAAGCGTTCGCGCTTTGCGTCTGCTTCGATGCGGGGGGGATCCTGTCGACTGCCCGCTATCTGCGCGACGCACATCCGAACGCGCACGTGCTGATCTGCGCGGACGACGACTGGAAGATCGAGCAACGGATGCGCGACTGGCTCGCGGAGGAATTCGACTTCCGGGGCGAGCTGCCGTTCGATGTCGCGCCGATCCGGATCGAGGCGAAGAAGACGTGGTACATGGTCGCCGCGCACCGCCGCGTCGACGACAACGGCGTGGCCTACGTCGAGGTGACGTACGGTAACGACGTCCTGCCGCAGCGGCGCAAGCGCTTCGAGAATGCCGGCCTGAAACGGGCATACGAAGCGGCCGCCGAGGTCGACGGCGTCAGCGTCGTCTATCCGACGTTCGCCGATCGCGGCGAGCGCAAGCTTACCGACTTCAACGATCTGCACGTCGAGGAAGGGTTGGAGGCGGTCACGCGGCAGGTGCAGGCGGCGATCCTGTCGGTCCTCGCGCCAGCAAGCGAAGACGTTCGCACGGCCGCCGTCGATGCCGAACGACCGACGCCGGCCGCGGCGTCCGCTGCCGCAGGACAGGCGGAATGGGATGGACGCGAGGCTGAGAATGGCGCGCACACGTGGGAGCGGGATCTCGCGCGGTCGGACAAGGGCACGCTGTTGCCGACGCTCGGCAATGTCCATCTGATCCTCTCGAATCACAAGGCGTGGCGGGGCGTGATCGAGCAGGACGATTTCGGCGGTCGCGTGATGAAGCGCAAGGCCCCGCCGTTCCCGCAGGGCGCTGTGGGCGAATGGACGGACATGGACGATCAGCGCTGCGTGCTCTGGTTGTCGCAGCGGTACGGCATTTCGGTGCGCACCGATATCGTGATGAACGCGGTGCTGCTGGTCGCGGACGCGACGCACTTTCACGATGTTCGCGAATACCTCGGGCGGCTGGAATGGGATGGCGTGCCGCGCGTGCGCTCGATGCCGTCGACGTATCTGCGCGTGGCCGACAGCGAGTATGTGCAGCTGGCCTTCATGAAATGGATGATCGCGGCCGTCGCGCGCGTGATGCAGCCCGGCTGCAAGGTCGACAACGTGCTGATCCTCGAAGGCAAGCAGGGCGCACGCAAGTCGACGGCGCTGAAGGTGCTGGCCGGCGGACAATGGTTTACCGACACGCCGATCCAGATCGGCAACAAGGACACCTACGCGGTGATGGCGGGCAAGTGGGTGATCGAGCTGGCCGAACTGGATTCGCTGAACAAAGCGGACTCGTCGGCGGTCAAGAGCTTCTTCGCGACGGCCGTCGACCGGTTCCGGAACTTCTACGGCAAGCGCGCGACGGACGTGCCGCGTCAGTGCGTGTTCGCGGGTTCCGTCAACTTCGATACGTACCTCAAGGATGAGTCGGGCAACCGGCGTTACTGGCCGTTGCGCGTGGGCGGCTTGGTCGATATCGACGGCATCGCGCGCGTGCGCGATCAGTTGTGGGCCGAAGCTGTCCATCTGTACCGCTCGGGCGTCGTGTGGCACGTGACGGAGCAGGAGCGCCCGCTGTTCGAGATCGAGCAGGCCGAGCGGTACGAAGGCGACGTGTACGAGGACAAGATCGCGAAGGCGCTGGAATACGTGTCGCACACGACGATGGAGACGATCCTCGCGGACATCCTGAAGCTCGACACGTCGAAATGGACGCTTGCGGAACAGCGCCGTATCGGCAAGGCGCTGAAATCCCTCGGATGGGTGCGCAAGCGTGAGTCGACGGGCTCGCGTGGCTGGTACTACGTGCGTGAAGAGCAGGAGCCGGAAGCGGCGCTCGAGGCGGTCGCGGCAGGCGATGACGACAGCCCGCTTTGATCAGGATCGGCGCGCCGCGATGTTGTTCGCGGCGCGCCGCGTTGCCCGCTTTGGCGCGCCGTGGACGTCCCGTGTCCCAACGTCCCAAAGCACGGCTTCGTGTGCGGGTGCGGGCGCGCGACATGCGCGACGTGAGCGGCGCATGTCGCAGGCGCGCGCGCCCCTGCAAGCCTTTTCCCTTGGGACATTGGGACATTAGGACGTTAAGGAGAAAGCGATGATGGATCTGATGGAGCGGGCGGGAATCGCGATGAGCGTGCGTGGTCAGTTCACCGACCCGATTGCCGATCCGAAAGTTACTTTGGGTGCGCTCGCCTTTGCGAACGATCTCGGTCGCTCGCTGTTCCGCATCAAGGCCGGGCAGCAAGTAACGCGGGAATCGATCCGGCACGCGACGCTGCTGCTCGCGCAGATGATTCGAACGTCGGGGCGATTCAAGCGCTCGCGGTTTACCGGTCTGAAGCGCGATGAGCGTCGCGACCAACGCGCGGGGCACTCCGTCGAGCGGGCGAAGGTGGATATCATTGAGCGTTTCGCGCTTCGCTTGCTCGATGAGTGGGTCAATGATCAGTGCATGCGCTGCGAAGGTCGCGGTGTCGTGCGGACAGGCGGGCGGTACATCTGCCCCGACTGTGCGGGGTCGGGGCGTCGACCGATCGACGATGCAGCACGCGCGCACGCGCTCGGCATTCCGCTTGATGAGTATCGGCGTCACTGGTCGCGACGCTTTCATGACATGCTCGCGCTCCTCGACAACGTGAAGGGTTCAACGTTCGACACAATGAGTCGACAATTGCGAGGATGAACGGACTTCCATTTCAAGAGTGAATGCCGTAAACTTCGGTCATCCTTTACCGCGTCACTGGATGATCGCTGGCACCGCGCGTTAGTCGTGCAAACCTCTCGGGACATAAGAACAAACAGTGGAGCCCGTTAGGTCGTGTGGGGGCGCTCGTCCCTACGAAATGAATTCCAAAGCCCTGAGTGCGAAAGCCCTCGGGGCTTTTTGCATTGGGGCGCTGAAATGCGAAGCGAGTCGGCGAACGGTGGGGCGGGCGAGGTCTGGTCGGCATGGGATGAAGATCGAAGCGTTGGGCGCATTACCGCGCGCGGCTTCCTGTTAGACGACACGATGGACCGTATTGTGTGGGCGCTGGATCGAGCGGCCGAGCGCGGGGTCGCCGATCTCGCGGCTATGTCCGCGGGTACTTAAAAAAGTCAGCTATTTGCATTGGAGAATCGATATGCGAGTTGAAGTGCGCGACGGTTCAGGTGATCTCATCTGGGCTTTCTGGGCGGACGGGTCCGGCAAGGGGGGGCTGACGAGCCGGTCGTATTTCGCAAAGGACATACAGAAACAAGTCGTTGGCATTCTCAGTGACGCTTGCGTGCAGGCATGCAGTGAACTACCTGACGATGGATTGCGCGAGCACGTCGCGGCGCTGTTTAGTGGATTCATCAATGAGCATGTGAACAGCGCGACTGGCGATTCGGCAAATCTGATTGATGATGCACTTCGCGAGCATGAGGCACGGGCGCAAGCGGGATCGGTGGCGGCCTCGGCGGTACGCTGGATCAGAGGCGTCGTACACGTGCGCGGGCAAGATGATGGTATCCACGTTGTCGTCGGCATGGAGGGAGGCAACGTGGATGGTACGGCCGTGGCAGAAGCACTCTCGCGAGTCGGTGCGAGCGCGGTTGCCACTGTCGGGTCTCCGTATTGAGTGGTTGATGTCGAGCGGTTTTCTCACGGCTCACGGTCTGGACGTGCGCAGGGAGGGTCGATGTCGGTCACGGTGCGAAGCCCTTGCACTTGGGCGATGCGCCGCCGAGGTTGCGGCCGGCTTGATCCTCCGGGGACCCTCCGTGGAAGCCAACACGCGGGGGTGCGCACCCGCGCTTTTTCTCTACTGGTGAATGACCTAGGGGGGTCATATTCATGCCAACGCAACAGCAAATCGCCGAGCATCTCGATCTCGATCAGTCGGCCGTTTCGCGGTTCGTCGACAAGGTCGGGCTCGATTATCGCTCGGCCACGATCGACCAGATCCGGATTGCCTACGTCCGGCACCTGCGCGAAATGGCGGCAGGGCGTGCCAGCGAATCGGGCATTGATCTGGTCGCCGAACGCGCAATGACCGAGCGCGTCGATCGCGAAATCAAACTGCTGACGCTGGCCGAAAAGAAAGGGCAGTTGGTCAACGCCGCGCAGCTTGAGCAGGCATATGGCCAGATGGTGGGTGCCTTTCAGACGGAATTGCTCGCGCTATCCGACAAGCTGGTTCAGGAACTGCGCGCGCTGTATGACGTTGAAATTGACCTCGAATGGTTGAACGAGCATATGTATGGGTGTCTTGAACAGCTTTCTGGATACGACCCAGACGATTCGGGCGGTGATTCGGCGAATCGTGCAGCTACTGCGTCCGCCGGAGAAGATCGGGACGACGGACTGGGCGCGCAAGCATCGCCGGATGAGCGCGAAGGCGACGGCGAGTCCTGGCCGCTATAACCCGAACATCACGCCGTGGGTGTTCGGGATGCACGCGGCGCTCGACGATCCGCGCGTGCAGAAGGTCGTGTGCATGAAGTCGGCGCAGGTCGCGTGGACGGACGGGGTGCTGTTGAACTACATCGGCCGGCGGATCGACGTCGACCCGTGTCCGATGATCGTGATGTTCGCGAAAGAGAAGTCGGCGAAGAAGTTCAACATGGAGAAGTTCGAGCCGATGGTCGAGGTGACGCCGCGCCTGTCGGCGAAGCTGCCCGTGCATGCGAGCCGCGACAAGAACAACCTGTGGGATCACAAGACGTTCCCGCGCGGGTTCCTCAAGTTCATCACGTCGAACGCACCGGACGACGTCAAGTCGACGCCCGCGCCCGTAGTCGCGGTCGAGGAGCCGGACGACGCGAACCAGAACGTGCGTGAGCAGGGCGACTCGATCACGCTGCTCGAAGAGCGGAACAAGAGCTACTCGGACAGCCGCCGCAAGGTGATTTTCGGCGGCACGCCGACCGTCGACGGCTTCTCGCGCATTCAGCAGGCATACGAGGCATCGGATCAGCGCGTCTATCTGGTGCCGTGCCCCGACTGCGGCGAAGAGCACGAACTGGTGTGGGAAAACGTCACGTGGACCGACGACGCGAAGATCGCGCACGAGGTGTACGGCCGTGCTCGCCCCGAGTCGGCGCGGTACACGTGCCCGCACTGCGGCTCGTTGTGGGACGACTCGATGCGGATTCGCGCGGTGCGCCGGGGGCGGTGGGTTGCGACGGCCCCGTTTCACGGCGTGGCCGGATTCCGGCTCAACGAGCTGGTATCGCCGTTCCCCGGCTCACGCATGGCCGAGCTGGTGAAGAAGTGGCTGACGGCGGAAAAAGCCCTTCGCGCGGGCGACGACACGAAAATGCGCTCGTTCGTGAACAACTCGAAGGGCCGGCCGTACAAGTACAAAACCGATCTGCCCGAGATCGACGCGCTCGCCGAGCGCGCCTTGCCGTATCCGGCGTTCGTGGTGCCGGCGGGCGGTCTGCTGCTGACGCTCGGCGTCGACGTGCAGCATGATCGCCTCGCGATCGTGTTGCGCGCGTGGGGGCGTGGCGAGGAAAGCTGGCTGGTCGTATGGGACGAGATCTTCGGCAACGTGATGGACCAACGCGAAGACCCGTTGACGGGCGGCGTATGGGGCGCACTCACGACGCTGATCACCCACGCGTACCGGCATGAAACAGGCGGCCTGCTGCGGGTCCGGGCGACATCGATCGACTCGTCGGACGGCTCGACGTCGGACGCGGTTTACAAGTACGTGCGCGCGGCGCAGCGGCGGGGCCTGAACGTCTTGGCGATCAAGGGCAGCACGGATGCGAATGCGGAGATCTTCAGCACGCCGCGCGCGTCGGTCGACTCGACGCGGAACAACAGCAAGGCGGCGAAGTACGGGTTGCGGCCGTATATGGTCGGTGTCAGCAAGGCCAAGGATCTGATCCTCGACAACCGGCTCAAGCTGGAAGGCGACGGCCCCGGACGCATGCACTGGTATCGCGACGTCCGGTTCGATTATCTGTCGCAACTGACGGCCGAGGTGAAGGTGCCCGCACGCATCGGCACCAAGCGCGTCTGGCAGAAGAAGGCCGGCGCGCGAAACGAGGCGCTCGACTGCGAGGCGTATGCGTTGCATGCGGCGCGCAGCATCAAGACGCATCTGATGACGGAACTGCACTGGCAGGTTGAGCAGCAGCGCCTGTCGCAGGTGTCGCTGTTCGAGGCGGTGCCGGTGCTCGACGCGTTGCCGTCGGCGCTGCCGGTCGAGGTGCTGCCGGATCCGCCGGACGATCATGGTACGGACACCGCACCGCCACCGCAGCAAGCCGCACAACCCATCGAAACCCCGCCACCGAGCGGGGTTTCGCGCATTCAGGGGCGTCGCGTCGGCCGTTCGGCCTACCTGACGCGTCGCTAGGAGAAAGCCGATGGCTTACACAAGGCAGGATCTGGATCGCATCCAGTCCGCGATCGCGAAGGGCGAGCTCGAAGTGCAGTACGCGGATCGCCGCGTGAAGTATCGCTCGATCCTGGAGCTTCGCGAGGCGCAAACCGAGATCATTCGTGCGCTCGACGGCGCGAGCGGGCGCTCGCGCATCGTTCGGCTGCGGCACGCCGGCAAGGGGGTTCGATGAGCCGGGCGTATCCGATGCTCGCGCGACGCGGGTTCGTGGTGCCGACGCGGCTGAAGGCGGCGGCGTACGAATCGGCGAGCACGGGCGGCGCTCGCGCACGGTCGTGGAAGGCGTCGAGTGCCGGGCCGAACGCGGCGGCCGCGCAAAACCTGCCGCTGATGCGGCATCGGGCGCGCGACGCGATCCGAAACGACCCGTGGGCGAAAGCCGCGATCACGCGGCTCGTGTCGAACACGATCGGTTCCGGCATACAGGCGCATCCGCGACATCCCGACGAGGCGATGCGAAACGCGCAAAAGCAGCTTTGGGAAGACAGCACCGAGGAGATCGACGCGGACGGGCTGTTCGACATGGCGGGTTTGCAGACGCTCGCTGCTCGCGCGTTCTTCAGCGACGGCGAGGTGCTCGTGCGGCGGCGGCTGCGCAGTTGGCACGATGGTTTGGCCGTGCCGTTGCAGGTGCAGTTGCTCGAAGCCGATCATCTGCCGGTGAGCAAGAACGAACGCCTGCCGCGCGGGGAGATCGTCAACGGCGTCGAGTTCGACGACGACGGACGGCGCATTGCCTATCACCTGCTGACGCGGCATCCCGGCGAGTACGGTCGGCAGGCCGGCGACAGCACGCGGACGGTGCGCGTGCCGGCCGACGAGATCGCGCACGTGTTCCTCGCGCTGCGGCCGGGGCAGGTGCGCGGCGTGCCCGAACTGTCGACGGTGCTGCTGCGGCTGCATTCGCTCGACAACTTCGACGACGCGGTGCTGTTCCGGCAAGAGGTCAGCAACCTGTTCGCGGGCTTCATCACGAAGCCGCACGCGGAGCTTGGGCCGATGGGCGATCCCGTTTCGGGCGCGCCGATGCGATACGACGACGACGGGTTTTCGCCGGTCGTGTCGCTCGAACCCGGCGGCATGCAGGAGCTTGCGCCCGGTGAGGAAGTGAAGTTCTCGGAGCCGCCGGGCGCGGGCAACGACTATGTGCCGTTCATGCGCCAGCAACTGATGGCGTCGGCCGCTTCGGTGGGCATGCCTTACGAAGTGCTCACGGGCGATCTGCGGGACGTCAGCGACCGCGTGCTGCGCGTGATCCTCAACGAATTTCGCCGCAGCGTCGAACAGATTCAGTGGAACGTGTTCATCCACCAGTTCTGCCGCAAGGTGTGGCGCTGGTGGGTCGACGCGTGCGCGCTGTCGGGCGCGATGCCGATGCCGAGCTACTTCCGCCGGCGTCGCGACTATCTGCGCGTGCGATGGGTGCCGCAGGGCTGGCCGTATATCCATCCGGTGCAGGACGTCACCGCGAAGCGCATGGAGATCCGCGCGGGCCTCGCGAGCCGCACGGGCGCGGTGCTAGCGCGCGGCGACGATCCGGAGCAGGTCGACGCGGAGAACGCGGCGGATCTCGCGCGCGAGCAGCGGCTCGGCCTGCGATACGACACGCAGCTCGCGATTGAAGACGGAAACGGCAGTGTTTTGAAAGAGGACGGGGAATGAAACGAAACCGCAAGTGGTGGGACATCCGCGCGCAGGCGGGCGGCGGCAAGGTCGCCGAGATCCGGATCTATAGCGACATCGGATTCTGGGGCACCGACGCGCAGAACTTCGTGTCGCAGCTCGATGCCGTCGCGGCCGACGCATCGTCGATCACGGTCGCGATCAATTCGATGGGCGGCGACGTGTTCGACGCGTTCGCGATCTACAACGCGTTGCGCCGCTACGCCGGCAAGGTGAAGGGGCGCGTCGACGGCATCGCGGCGTCGGCCGCATCGCTGGTGCTGATGGCGTGCGACGAGATCGAGATGCCCGAGAACGCGCTGCTGATGATCCACCATCCGCATACGGTCGCGGCCGGCGAATCGAAGGATCTGCGCCGCGTCGCCGAGCTGCTCGACAACGCGAGCGCCGGCATTCTGGCGGCGTACGCACAGCGCAGCGGCCTGTCCGAAGACGACGTGCGGGCCATGATGGACGCGGAGACGTGGCTGACGGCCGCGCAGGCCAAGGAGAAGGGTTTCTGCGACGTGATCGAGGCCCCGGTCAAGCTCGCGGCGTCCGCGGGCACTGCGCCGCTTCTCGCGCGTTTCTCGGCCGTGCCCGAGCAGGTTGTGGCGCTGCTCGACGCGGTTGACGAGCCGGACGCGGATTCGACCGTTCCGCCGGAGAACACGCCGACCGATCCGACGCCGGGTCCCGAGCCGGAACCGCAACCTCAGACGCCCGATGTCACGGCACTCGCCGCGCACGTGTTCAATTCGCTGCGGGAAGCCAATCTCGCGGCATGCGCCGAAGGCGTGATCGCGGCGACCGGTCTGCGTGATCGCGAGACGGTCGATCGCGCGATCCGCAACGCAACCGATATCGCGGGGATCTGCCTCGCGGCGAACCAGACGAATCTGACCGCGCAATACGTCGCGGACGGTCTGACGCCCGATCAGGTGCGCGCGCGGCTGTTCGAGCGCCTCACGGCATCGAGCGCCCGCATCAACAGCCGGCCCGATCCGGCGCAGCAGCAGACGCAACCGCAGGCACGCGGCCGCACGTTGCGCACGTCCGACATCTACGCGGCCCGCCGCGTGGCCAAGTAACTTTTCATCGCCGAAAGGAGCGCTGAATGTCCAACATCCAAACCATGGGCGCGTTGCCCGCCGAATTCCTGATCTCGGAGGGGCCGGGCCAGATCTCGCGCGATGCGATTCTCGTCGCGGCCGGCCCGGCGTTGCCGGCGGGCTGCGTGCTCGGCACGATCGGGACCGGCGAATACGCGCCGTACGACAACGCCGCGACGACCGGCGCGGAGGTCGCCGTCGGCATCCTCTACGCGCCGTTGCCGGCGTCCGACAAGCCGCGCCCGGCGGTTGCGATCAAGCGGCTCGCCGAAGTCGACGCACGCCTGCTCGCGGGGCTCGACGCGCCCGCGCGCGACGACCTGGCCGCGCATCACATCGTCATCCGCTGATCGCAGCGAATTCCCTGATCCCGAAGCCGCGCCGATGCGCGGCTTTTTCATTTCCGGAGTGCATATGGCAGACATCGCTATCTTCAACGACGACGCATTCTCGCTGTCGTCCATGACCGCCGCAATCAACGAGCAGCCGCACGTGCCGGGCCGGCTCGGCGAGGCGGGCCTGTTCGACGAGGAAGGCATCACGACGACGACGATGCAGATCGAGCGCGACGGCGACACGCTCGCGCTCGTGCAGTCCGGCGTGCGCGGTCAGCCCGCGCCGAACGTGCTGGGCAGCAAGCCGAGCCTGATTCCGTTCAACACGGTCCATCTGCCGCAGCGCGCGATCATCAAGGCGGACGAGATCCAGAACCTGCGCGCGTTCGGCGACGATTCGGAACTGGAGACGGTCCAGCGCTACGTCGACAAGCGGCTCGCGAAGATGCGCCGCCAGCTCGAAGCGACGCACGAGTACCACCGCCTCGGCGCGGTGCGCGGCGTGATCCTCGACGCGGACGGCAAGCATGTCGTCGCGAACCTGCTCGACCGCTTCGGCATCGAGCAGCAGGTGATCGAATACGAACTGTCGAATGCGAAGACCGAGATCCGGATCAAGAACGAGGACACGCTCGAAGCGATCGAGGACGCGCTCGGCAACGTGCCGTTTTCGAGCGTGCGTGCGTTCTGCGGGCGTAACTTTTGGCGCAAGCTGCTGACGCTGCCGACCGTGAAAGAGACGTTCCTCAACACGGCGGCAGCGGCGGCGCTGCGCGGCGACCCGCGCGGCGCGATCGAGCTCGACGGCATCGTGTTCGAGCGTTACCGGGGCAAGATCGGCGGCATCCCGTTCGTCGGCGACGACGAGGCGTATGCGGTGCCCGAAGGCGTGCCGGATCTGTTCATCTCGCGCTTCGCGCCCGGCGATTACGTCGACGCGGTGAACACGATCGGGCTGCCGTACTACGCACGGCAGGAAATCATGCCGTTCAACAAGGGCGTCGAGATCGAGGCGCAGTCGAACCCGATCCATCTGTGTACGCGCCCGCGCGCGTGCATTCGTCTGAAGGCGTGACGCATGGCGTTCCACGATCTGATGACGGACGTCGACGCGGCCGTGCTGCGGGATCTGGGCGACGACGATGTCTTCGTCGACGGCCGGCCCGTGCGCGGCATGTTCAATGCGCCGTGGCTCGGTCCCGATCTCGGCTCGCAACGCACGAACCTCGTCGCGCCGATGTTGCACGTGATCGACGCGGACGCCGCCGGCATCCAGCCGGGCAGCGTCGTGACTGCGCGCAGCGGGCGCTATCGCGTCGTCGAGGCGCAGCCGGACGGCACGGGCTGGACGATCCTGACACTGCAATGACATGAACCGACTGAAAGTCGAAATCGACGTCGGCGCGGTCACGGCCGTCTTGCAGGGCCTGTCGCCGTCCGCGATGCAGGCCGCGTGGCGGCGCACGCTGCGCAAGACGGCCGCATGGATCAAGAGCCAGACGGCGAAGGAAGTCAGCGCGGCGACGCGCATTCCGCAGAAGACGATCCGCCGCCGGCTGTATTTCTTCCTGCGGTCGGCCGATACCGGCAAGGTGTGGCTCGGCCTGAACCCGATCGAGGCGCACCGCCTCGGCTCGGTGGCGAAGACGCGCAAGGGCATGCGCGCCGGCCGCACGTCGTTCGAGGGCGCATGGCGGCAGTCGAAACGGCAACCGGACGGGCCGATCTTCGAGCGCGTCGGGAAGGCACGGCTGCCGTACCGCGTCGTGACGGTCAATTGGCACGAGACGGGCGAGCCGGCGTTTCGCCGCGCGGCGAAGGCTTGCGAGGAACGGCTCTTGACGATCCTGAGGCAGGAAGTGAACTACGAACTACAAAAGGTAATGGGACGTGCTCGATAACCTCAAATTGCTGCACGACGCGATCGTGAAGGGCCTGCGAGAAGCGCTGCCGACCTTCGAGCGGATCGAAGCGTATCCGAAGATCGGTGCGCAGATCCGGACGCCGTTGATCGCCGTCGAGCTGTCCGAAATGGAGCCCGGACACGACGACGGGACCGGCTGCATTTCGCTGATCGCGCGCATGCAGGCGCGCATCATCGTCGATCCATACGGCGCGGAACACGAGCTGCATGTGCGCGAAATCGCCGCGCGTCTCGCGCTCGCGGTTCACATGCAGACGTGGGGCTTGCCGATCGCGCCTGGCAGGGTGGTTCAGGTTGGCGAAGACCCGTTCCGCCCGCAGCTCGACACGTACCTCGTGTGGCTTGTCGAATGGACGCACGAATTCGGCATCGGCGGCGAGCCGGAAGCGATCCCGGACGGCAGCACGCTCGTATGGGGCGTCGATCCGTCGACGGGGCCGGGCAACGAAAGCAGCTATTGGGATCCGGCGCAGGACGCGCCGGCCGACTATCCGGAGTGACGATGCTCGAGTATGAAATCGGCGAGATTGATCGGCGGCTCGCCTGCCTCGTGCAGCAAGGCACGGTCGACGCGGTGTCGTACGACCCGCCGCGATGCCGCGTGCGGGTCGGCGATTGGGTCAGCGACTGGTTGCCGTGGTTCACGGTCGCGGCGGGCGCGGTGCGCTTCTGGCGGCCGCCGTCCGAAGGCGAGCAGGCATCCATCCTGTCCGCGTCGGGCGAGCTGTCGAGCGCGTACGCGGTGCCGGGCTACTACGCCGAGCAGCACGGCGGGGCAGCACGGCGCAGCCCGAACGAAACGGCGTTCGATTTTCCGGATGGGGCGTCGCAGGTCTATGACCACGCGTCGCACGAGTACCGGGTCGACGTGCCGGCAGGGGGGCGCATCGTTTTCCGCATCGGCGAGACGGAGCTGGAGCTACGCGCGGACGGCGTGACGTTGCGCACCGAGAAACTGCTCGGCGACGTTCCGGATTCGACGTTCACGGGCAACACGACGACCGGGCAGCGCCTGACGTTCAACGGCGGCATGCAGGGCCGAGCAGGCGCGAACGGCGGGCCGGCGGTGGAAGTCGACGGCGGTGCTCGCTACACGGGCGATGTCGAGATCGGCGGCAAGTCGTTCCTCGGCCACAGCCACAGGGAGCAGGGCGACGGAGCGCCCGTGTCGCCGCCGCTGTAGCCGGTCGGTCTTCCAAGTCACTTTGCCCCGCAATCGCGGGGCTTCGCATTTTTGGAGTCAGCACATGGCAAAAGAACCATCGCACACGAGTGCGCCGCTCGTCCAGCCGCGCGCCACGTTCGTCGATACGCGCTTTCGGACACGCGTCGTCGTGTTCCCGGACGGTTCGGTGCTGCGCGTCATCAAGGGCGAGGTGCTCGCGAGCGTCGCGTCGCATATCGAGTATCTCGACGCGCATCCGGACTTCAAACGGCTTGAGGGCCGCGTATGAGCGCTATCGATGAGATGGTCGGCATGGATCGATGGACCGGCGCACCGCTGCGCGGTCTCGCGCACCTGAAGCAAAGCATCGGCGACATTCTCGGCACGCGCCGGGGCACGCGCCGCGAGCGGCCCGAGTACGGCTCGGACATCCCGGCGATGGTCGACCTGCCGATCACGCGCGGCTGGATCTCGTCGGCGCAGGCGGAAGCCGCGCGCGCGATCGGGCGATGGGAGCCGCGTATCAAGCTCGATCGTGTCGCCGCGCTTGCGGTCGTCGACGGGCGCGTGACGTTCGAGATTCGTGGCCATGTCGACGGCAAGGCGGAGATCTTCGAGGTGACGGTATGACGATGATCGATCTGTCGCTGCTCGATCCGCCCGATCTGGTCGAGACGCTCGACTTCGAAGCGGCGTATCAGATGAAGCTTGCGTACTTCAAGCGCATCTATCCGGACTGGAGCGCCGCGCTCGAATCCGATCCAGCCGTCAAGCTGATCGAGCTGGCCGCATACGACGAGATCCGATTGCGCGCGCGCCTCAACGATGCCGCGCGGGCGACCATGCTCGCGTACGCGACCGGCGCGGATCTCGAACACGTTGCCGCGCTGATGGGCGTCGAGAAGGCGCTCGTCGATCCCGGCGATCCGGATGCGACGCCGCCGCGCTCGCCGATCTACGAGCGAGACGAGCGATTCCGATTGCGCACGCAACTGGCGATCGAGACGTCGACCGACGCGGGGCCGATCGACGCCTATCGCAAGCACGCGCTCGACGTGTCGCCCGAGGTGCTCGACGTGCAAGTCGATCGTCCGGAGCCGGGCACGGTTCGCGTGACGGTCATGTCGCAGTCGAATGGGGGCATCGCGAATGACGCGCTGCTCGCGAAGGTGCGCGCGGCGTTGCCCGCCGAAGACGTGCGGCCGTTGAACGACACGGTGCTTGTTGTGCCGGCCCGGCCGGTTGCATACGCGATCGAGGCAGACGTCTACGTGGGACGCGGCCCGGACCCCGCCGTCGTGCTGGCCGAGCGACGGCGCGATCTCGATGCCGCGATCGACGCGGCACGCCGGCTCAAGCTCGGGATGGCGCGATCGGCGATCGCGGGCGCGCTTCATCCGCGCGGCAGCAGCGTCGCGCGCGTCGATCTGAAAGCTCCGCTGGGCGACGTCACGTGCAACGGGCAGGAGTTCGCCGATTGCACGTCCGTCGTCCTGAATCTGAAGGTGCTCGATGAGTGAACGTCTATTGCCGTCGAATCAGACGTCGCTCGAAGCCGCGCTCGCGCGCGTGCTGCGGCCGAGCGTCGATCCGGAGATCCTGCGCACGCTGATGGACGTCGATCGATGTCCGGCCGCATTCCTGCCGTGGCTCGCATGGTCGGTCGCCGTCGACGGGTGGGAGTTGGCCGAGTCGGACGACGCGCGGCGTGCGCTGATCAAAGGCTCGTTGGCGTTGCATCGCAGGAAGGGCACGCCGTGGGCCGTCCGCGAAATCGTTCGGCGGCTCGGCTTCGGCGAAATCGAGATTCAGGAAGGGCGGGTCGCGAAGCGTCGCGACGGCACCGCGCGGCGGGACGGCAACTACGTTCATGGCCGCGCAAGCGCGTGGGCCGAGTACATCGTGATGCTGAAGCAGCCGATCACGCGCGGTCAAGGGCAGGCGCTGATGCGCGCGATCGAGCGCTACGCGCCCGCGCGCAGTCAACTGGTGAAGCTCGACTATTCGGCGATTGCGATCCGCCATAACGGCACGGCCGTCCGCAACGGCCAATATTCTCGGGGAGTGGTAGCAGCATGGCAAACCTGAAAGAACAAGCCCAATGGGAAGACGGCGTATATCAATTGGAGACGTCGGATCCGGTGATAGGTGGCCCGGATGGGATCGACAACCTGCAAGCGAAGCAACTGGCCAATCGCACGAAGTATCTCAAGCAACAGCAGGAGTCGCATGCGTCCGCCGTCGATCCGCATCCTCAATACGCGACGAAAACCGATCTTTCGCAGCGGTTGGCGGATCTGGTCGGCCAGTCTCCGTCGACGCTCGACACGTTGAACGAGCTTGCGAAAGCGCTCGGGAATGATCCGAACTTCGCGACGACGATGACGAACGCATTGTCTCAGAAGGCGCCGCTGGATTCCCCGGCGTTCACTGGCGCACCGAAAGGGACCACGCCAGCTCCGCTCGACAGCAGTACGAGAATGGCGACCACCGAGTTCGTCAGGCGCGCGCTCGGGAATGTGAATTTCGCGTCATACATTTCGTCGCAGAAGCTCACGGCATCGCAAGCGGGAAGCTGCATCAATTTCTGGGGAGGCGCTGCGGCGACGTTCGCCTTGCCGGCCGTGTCGACCATGCCGCTTGGGGGCACGTTCCTGTTCAACAACAGCAGCGACGCCCCCTTGACGATCGTTCGCGACGGCAACGATTCGATTCTCCTGAACGGAGGGAATCCGAGCGCGACGTTGACGCTCGGGGATAGTTTGCTCCTCGTCGCTGTCCCGCCAGGACAGTGGATCGCAGCCGGCGGTAGCGCGCAGTTGCCGTTCTCGTCGGTCATGGCCGGTCCGAACTGGTCGACCGCGTCGCAGTTCGACAACTCGGCTCGCCTCGCGACGACCGCATTCGTGCAGCGTGCGCTCGGCAGTTTCTCGGGAGCGGTCGATGCGGAAGGCGCGATCACGCTGAAAGCCGGACAGGCGGGGATGGTCGTCTATAGCACCAAGTCGCCGACCGTCACGCTTCCGTTGGTCTCGACCGTTCCCGAGGGCGCGGCGTTCTTTATTGCTGCGGCGGGCACGATCGTGACGCAAGGCAGCGACGTGATTTACAACGCGAGCGGCAGCGCGGTGGGAGCGTCGTATGTCACGGGGCCGACCCCGACGTCGACGGCCCCCGCGCTGGTCGTCCGAAACGGGGGCGTGTGGCAGATTCTCATGGGTTCGTCTGCCCTCAAGGGGGACAACCTGTTCGCCGCGACGCTGGCGATACCGGGATTCTCGAAATTCCCGAACGGTCTGATTCTGCAGTGGGGCAGCTTCATGTCGTCAGGCACGGGCAATCCCAACGCCACCGTGACGTTCCCGATCGCCTTCCCGAATGCGTGTCTGGGCCTGTCGCCCACGATCGGCGGCGGCTCGATCGGCAATTTCACGGTGCAGACCTACGCCGCATTCAAGACCGGCGCGACCTTGAGTTGCCAGAACAACGCTGGCATGTCGGGTGGCGTAGGCGGCAACTATTTCGCGATTGGATTTTGACTCAGGAGTGGGACAGTGGCTCAGAAATTCGCGGCACATGATTCGAAGAATTTCATCACGGCGTTTTACGACAGCGTGGACAGCCCCGCGCCGGCGGGCGTGACGTGCACCGAGATCACGGATGAGCAATGGAAGATGCTGCTCGACGGCGAGTCGCGGGGCAAGCGCATGGCGCTGGACGATAGCGGCGTGCCGGTGCTGCTTGATCCGCCGCCGCCGACCATCGAACAGATCATCGTGAGCAATACGGCGATGCGTGATCGGCTGCTGGAGCGCGCGAGCGTCGCCCTGACGCCGTTACAGACGGCGATCATGCTGGGAGACGCAACCGACAGTGAGGCGCAGCAGGCCCGCGCATGGATCGCGTACACGCGTGCGGTCAAGGGGGTCGACCTGACGCGGCGCGAGCTGACATGGCCCGAGCAACCCGAGATGGCACGCGAACGCAGCTCGTCGACGCGACCCTAGTAGCCGCCGCTTACTCGCAATCGAAGCCGCTTACCCAAGCGGCTTTTTCTTTTCTGGAGACCTGAATGGGTGCTACCTCGTTTTATCACGGCGTGACGACGACGATCGTCGACGTCGGCCCGCGCACGATCGCCGTGCCGTCGTCGTCGGTGGTCGGCCTCGTCGACACGTACGCGCCGGGCGCGGATCTCGTGCAACCGGACGTGCCGGTGCGGCTCACGAGCGAACACGACGCGGCGCAGGCGTTCGGCGAGCACAGCGCCGTCGCGCGAGCCGCGCGCGCGATCTTCGCGCAGAGCAAGGCGGCGATCGTCGCGGTCGGCGTCGAGAAGAAGGGCGACGCCGCGCAGCTCGCGACCGACGTGATCGGCGGCGTTTCGGCGGCCGGTAGGCGAACCGGCCTGCAAGCGCTGCTCGATGGGAAATCGCTGTTCAACCTGCAACCGCGCCTGTTGATCGCGCCGGGCCATACGACGAAGCAGGCGGTGGCGACGGCGGCCGACGCGCTCGCGAACAAGCTGCGCGCGGTCGCGATCGTCGACGGGCCGAACACCGACGACGAGGCCGCGATCGCCTACGCAAGGAACTTCGGCAGCAAACGGCTGTATCTGGTCGATCCGGGCGTGCGCTACTGGGACACGGGCGCGAACGTCGACACCGACGCGCCGGCGTCCGCGTATGCGGCCGGCATGTTCTGCCAGACGGATGCGGCGATCGGCTTCTGGGCGTCGCCGTCGAACAAGGAAATCGTCGGCATCACGGGCACGAGCCGGCCGATCGAATTCCTCGACGGCGACGAGACGTGCCGCGCGAACCTGCTGAACAACGCGTTCGTCACGACGATCATCCGCGACGGCGGCTTTCGGCTGTGGGGCAACCGCACGCTGTCGGCCGATCCGAAATGGACGTTCGTCACGCGCGTTCGCACGCTCGACATCGTGATGGACGCGGTGCAGGCGGGCCACAAGTGGGCGGTCGATCGCGGCATCACGGCGACCTACGTGAAGGACGTCACGGAAGGGCTGCGAGCGTTCATGCGCGACCTGCGCACGCAAGGCGCGATCATCAACTTCGAGGTCTATGCGGATCCGCGCCTGAACAGCGCGAGCCAGCTCGAACAGGGCAAGGTGTACTGGAACATCCGGTTCACCGACGTTCCGCCCGCCGAAAACCCGATCTTCCGCTTCGAGGTCACGAATCAGTGGCTCACGGAAGTGCTCGATACCCAACAGTAATAGGTGACATGTGATTCCGGAAACCCTATTCAATCTCGCGATGTATATCGACGGGCGCGGCTTCGTCGGCCGCACGACCGAGGTGACGCCGCCGAAGCTGAAGATCAAGACGGACGACTTCCGCGCGGGCGGCATGGACGCGGCGGTGAAGACCGACCAAGGCATGGAGGCGCTCGACGCGTCGTTCGCGATGTCGACGCTGGAGCGCGATGTGCTGAAGTTCTTCGGCATCGCGGACGGCACCGCGTTCAACGCCGCGTTTCGCGGGTCGTTTCGCGACATCAAGGGCGGCAGCAAGGCCGTCGCCGTTCATATGCGCGGCATGCTGACCGAGGTCGATTCCGGCTCGTGGAAGCCGGGCGAGAAGGCTGAAATCAAATACGCCGCGTCGCTGAACTACTACAAGCTGGAGATCGCGGGCGCGGTCATGCATGAGATCGACGTCTTCGGCTTCGTGCGCGTGATCGACGGCGTCGATCAGCTCGCGCAGGTGCGCCGCGATCTCGGCATGTGACGCGCGGCAAAGCAACTTTGAACCCAAGGGGCGCGTCGTGCGCCCCTTTTTACATTTCGAGGAAACCCGATGGACACGATCACGATCAAGCTCGAATACCCGATCACGCTCGACGGCGTGCTGCGCGACACGCTGACGATGCGCCGCCCGAAGGTGCGCGACGTGCGCGGCGCGAGCAAGCGCGCGCAGGACGACGACGAACTGCGCGAGATCACGCTGTTCGCGCTGCTCGCCGACGTTGCGCCCGACGAGCTGGAGCAGATGGACATGGCCGACTACGTGGCGATGCAGCGCGCGTACGACTCCTTTCGAACCTCTGGCCCGATTGCACGAAAAGACCGTCAAGGCGATGGCGAAGCGCCTGCTGCGTGAGTGCGCGGTGAGCCCTCAGGCGGTCGACGATCTGACGCTTGAGGATCTGGTGTGGTGGTTGACGGACTGATGTGACAGGGAGCGGAGATGGCACGCGAAATCGCGTTGGGGATCGTGATCGGCGGGGCGGTATCCGCGACGTTCGGCAAGGCGATCTCCGATACGCAATCGAAGATCGTCGGGCTGCGCAAGACGGCCGCCGAAAAGGGCATGTGGCAGCGCCAGATCGGCGAGACGATCAAGTTACAGGACGAGTTCCGCCGCCTGCATCGTGCGGGCGACAGTGCGACCGAGACGATCCGGCGCAAGCTGGACTCGAATCTGCGGACGTTGCGCGACGCCGGCATCGAGGTGGACCGGCTTGATCGCGCGTATGCGCGGCTTGGCCGCACCGCGCGCGGGCTCGAATTGCGCGCGATGGGGCACGAGCGCCTGAGCGGCGGCCGGGAGGCGATGCGCGGCGCGATCGGCGATTCGATGAAGCTGACCGCCGCGATCGCGGTGCCGACGATGGTGTCGGCGCAGTATCAGGCGATCATCCGCGACATCGCGATCAAGGCGGGCATCGCGCGCACGGGCGAAGAGCGCGCGATGTCCGACCGGATTCGACGCGATGCATCGGCCAACGGGATGAACCGCAACGAACTGGCCGAGGCGGTGAACCAGATGGTGGCGGCCGGGATGGACGTCGACCGGGCGCTCGGCTTTGCGCCTGCCGTCGCGAAGTTCTCGATCGGCCAAGGTGCGACGAGCGTCGAGACGGCGAAGATGATTCAGGCGCTGGAGCAAAACGCGGACATCAAGGATCCGGCCGCGATGCTCAAGGCGCTGGAGGCGATCGCGTATCTCGGCAAGGAAGGTTCGTTCGAGTCGGTCGACATGGCCCGCTGGTTCCCGGTGCTGCTCGCCGAAATGAAGAAGATCGGCATCACGGGGCAGGATTCGGTGACGCAGTTGGGCGCGATGCTTCAGGTGCAGATGAAGACGGCGGGCAACGCCGACGAAGCCGCGAACAACCTGAAGAACTGGTTCTCGAAGATCGGCTCGGGCGAGACGGAACGCAACTACAAGAAAGCCGGCGTCGACTACGAAGCGAAGATGAAGGAGGCGATCGGCAAGGGCTGGTCGACGCTCGAAGCGTCGTTCGTGCTCGCGCGCGCGTACATCGAGCGGGTGGATCCGGCGAAGGCGAAGCAGTTGGCCGAGGCGGCGAAGTCGATCAACGCCGAACTGGATCCGGCCAAGCGTCAGAAGCAGATCCGCGCGTTCGAAGAGACGATGAAGACGGGCGACCTGTTCAACGACATGCAGGTGAAGGCGGCGCTCACCGCGTACTTGCAGAACGCCGATCTGTACTCGAATCTGAAGCGCAACGCCGCATTGGCGAGCGGCGAGATCGAGAAGGATCTCAAAGACCGCCGCGACGCGTCCAAGCAGATCTGGAAAGAAGTTGCGGATCAGTGGGACGAGGCAATGCGCAGCATCGGCGACGCGCTGCGTCCCGTGACGGATATTGCGGGTGAGCAGGCGAAGAAGGCGGGCGGCAAGGTGCGCGATATCGTCGATGCGTCGCCACGTGCGGCGGCGGCCGTCATCGGCGTCGCGGGCGCGGCGATCGCGTATCGCGGTGCGCGTGCGGCGTGGTCGATTGGTCGCGGTGTGCTCGATGTCGCGCGTGGTGGTTGGTTGGCGCGAGGCGGCGAGCGCAGCGGGAAGGGCGGCAAGGGAGCGAAGCCGGGGCGCGGCGCTCAGGCGCTCGATGCGCTGGGCGCGGCGGCCAGCGGCGTGCAGCGTGTCTTCGTCGTCAACATGCCGGGCGGCGGCATCGGCGGCGGATCCGTCGGCGATCTGATCGAGGGTGCGGCAGGTGTGGCGAGCGGCAGGGCGGGCAAGACCGGGCGCTTCGGGCGGCTTGGCCGGGCGCTAGGCGGGATTGCCGGCCGCGTGTTGCCGTATGCCGGCAAGATCGCGCTCGCCGGGACGGTGCTGAAGCTCGGGCTCGCCGCGAAGGACGCATACGCGGTCGCGGCCGGCGACGATCCGCGCGCGCGGAAGGCGGAGAGCTTCGCGGGCATCGGCGGCAGTCTCGCGGGCGGCGTCGTCGGCGCGAAGCTCGGCGCGTCGATCGGCGCGTTCGGTGGGCCGCTTGGCGCTGCGATCGGCGGCGTCGCGGGCGGGGCGATCGGCACCTTCGCCGGCCAGAAGCTGCTCGGCGCACTCACGCGATGGGCGTTTCAGCAGCGCGGCGACACGCCCGAAGCCGCGCGCGCGGTCGCGAATGCGAAGGCGCTCGTCGAGCCCGGCGTCGCCGAGCGGCGCGCGTTCAAGGTCGAGCAGCAAAACAGCTTTGCGCCGGTCTTCAACATCAAGCTGGAGGGCGGCTCGGATCAGGAGATGGCCGACCGGCTGCTCGCACGTATCAATCCGCAGATCCAACGGGCGATGACCCAATCGATGAACAACAACAACCGGTCGGCGCTGTTCGATGCGCCGCACCTGTAGGAGCGCCGATGGATTTCGTGAAGAGCATCACGCAGGCGGCGACGCAGGCCAGCATCGCGGCCGAGCGCGTGCAGCACGTGAGCCGTGTCTACGAGCGCAACCGCGCGGCGAGCCAGAACACGGTCGACACGTTGACGAAGCTTGCGACGGGGAACCTGACGTCAGCCGCCGAGTTGCTGAACGGCGCGAGCAGTGCGCTGTCGGTCGCGACCGATCTGAGCCCGAAGGTCGGCGAGGTGACGCGCGGGTTTCGCGCGACGGCGGGCGCGGTCGGCAGCGTGCTGCGGATCGCGAACGCGTCGAACCATCCGCAGATCCACGCGACGGCGCAGACCGTGACGACGGCGCTGAAGGGTGTCGAGACGCAGTTCGCCGCCGTCGTCGGCACCGACACGGCGAAGGCCGTCAAATCGGTGTTGCAGGCGACCGGGCTCGGCGCGGTGTTCGATGTATTGGGCGGCGACGCTGCGTCGGCTATCCCTCATCTGCTGACGCTGACGACCGAGGAAGGGCGGCGCTTCAACTTCGGGCTGTCGACGGCCGCGTTCGACAAGCTGCGGCGCATGACGCGCTACAAGGTCGCGTCGCAAGAGCGCCTGAACCGGCCGGAGGCGTTGCAGGCGGTGAGCCAGGGCGGCGAAACGATTGTGCTGTCCGGCGTCGTGTTCGCGGCGCTCGGGGCGGGCGCGCGCCAGTTGGAGGCATTGCGCGCGATCGGCGGGCGAATGAAGCCGGTGCAGCTCACGGCCGGCACGGGCGACGTGCTCGGGCGCTGGTATCTGCAAAGTGTCGAGGAAGAACAGGAGGCGCTCATGTCGGACGGAGCGCCGCGCAAGCAAACCTTCAGTCTGGAGTTTGGCCGCTATGGCGAGGACTTTAAGAACATCTGACGGCGACGTGCTCGACACGCTCTGCTATGCCGCCTACGGCACGCTGAGCGGGACCGTCGAAGCCGTCTACGAGGCGAATCCGGGCCTCGCGCGCGAGCCGCAGCCGTTCCGCGCAGGCGTGTTGATCACGTTGCCGGATCTCGACGCGCCGCGCGACGAGCCGATACAGCTCTGGTCGTGAGGGCGGGCGATGCAGGCGATATTCCAGATCATCGCGAACGGCGCGGACATCACGCGCACGATTCAGGATCGCGTGCTGCGGATCCGGACGACGGACAAGCCCGGCCTCGAGGCGGACGAGTGCGAGATCGAGCTCGACGACCGTGACGGCGTGATCCGCTTTCCGCCGAAGGGCGCGACGCTGAAGATCTCGCTCGGCTGGGCGGGGCAAGGGCTGTCGTTGCTCGGCGAGTACGCGATCGACGAGATCGTGTTGCGCGGGCCGCCGGCGACGGTGGCGATCCGGGGGCGGCCGGCGAACCTGCGGGCGACGTCGAAGACGCACCGCTACGGCAGTTGGTCGAATGCGAAGCTCGCCGACGTCGTCGGCGACATCGCGCGGCGCAACAAGTGGGCGGCCGCGTGCTCGATCGACGTCGTCGTGCCGCGCGCGGACCAGTTCGGCGAAAGCGATCTGCACTTCGTCACGCGGATCGCGCGGCAGTACGGAGCGACGGCGACCGTGAAGGCCGGCAAGCTGATCGTCACGCCGATCGGCGGCGGCAAGAGCGCGAGCGGCAAGGTGTTGCCGGCGCTCTTGCTCACGCCGGAGCAACTGATCGACTACGAGATCGCGTTTCCGGATCGCGCGAGCTTCGCGGCGGTGCGCACGAAGGTGCATGACGCGAAGTCGGGCAAGAAGATCGATCTCGTGATCCCGAATCCGGATGCGCCGCCCGGTGCGGCGGCCGTGCATACCGAGCGGCACGCGTTCGCGAGCCCGCAGGCGGCGAAGGCCGCCGCATCCGCGCGGCTGGCGAAGCTGAACCGGCACACGGCCACGAGCCGCTTGCGGATGCTCGGCCGCGCCGACGTGTCGGCGGAAAAGACGGTGACGCTGAAGGGCTTCAAGCGCGATGCGGACGGCGATTTCCTCGTCGAGTCGGTGACGCACGAATACGCCGGCCGCAGTTGGGAGACGGAAGTCGTGCTCAACGCCGGCAACAAGGGCAAGGCGAAAGCCGGACACGGCAAGAAGCAGGCGAAGAAGATCAATCTCGTCATTCCCGCGCCGCAGCGGTAACGCGGACGCCGGGCATGCAGCAGAGCCGCTCACGGGCAACCGGAGCGGCTCTTTCTATTTGTGGAGTTAATCACTGTGAAAAGCGAAATTGCGGCGAGCGCTGCGAAGAGCGCCCCGCCGGTTGCGTCGTCGCTGTGGCTGTGGGCATCGGGACACGATGCGAACTGGTGGGCGTCGCTGCTCGTGTCGATTCTGACGGGCGGTTACATCTGCCTTCAGTGCTACTACCTGATCAAGAACAAGGGGCGTCGAGGTGGCAAGCATGGCTAAGTTGCCGAAGAAGACGCTCGCCGGCGTCGTCGGCGCGATCGCGGCCGGTGTGCTGACGGTGATCGTGCCGAAGTTCGAGGGCGTCAAGCTGGCGGGCTACCTCGATCCGGTCGGCATTCCGACGAAGTGCATGGGCGACACGCGCGACGTCATCGTCGGCAGGGCGTACAGCGAGGCCGAGTGTCGCGCGTCACTCGAAACGCAACTGATTGCGCACGCCGAACCCGTGCTGCGTTGCACGCCGGGGCTGAAAGATCGTCCGTATCAGCTCGCGGCGGCCGTCAGCTTTGCATACAACGTCGGCGCGAACGCCTACTGCGCCAGCACGACGGCGAGGCGCTTCAACGCGGGCGACCTGCGCGGTGCGTGCCGCGCGATCAACGAGGCCGACGACGGCCGCCCGCAATGGATAACGGCACGGGGCCGGGTATTACCCGGTTTGGTGAAGCGGCGGGCGGAAGAGCGCGCGATCTGCGAGCGGGGGCTGTGATGCCGAAAGCAGCTTCGTATTTGCTTGCCGCGCTACTTGGCATGGCGGCCGGCGCGGGCGTCGAGCACCTGATCGGCGCGCATCGGCTTGCCGACGAGCAGGTCGCGCGGGCGCTCGACGCGCAGCGGCATGCCGAAGCGTTGGGCAAGATCTCGCGCGCCGCGCTCGACGCCGAGCAGCGCGCGATCGCCGCGCACGATGCCGCCGCGTCGGCGGTGGCCGCCGTCGACCAACGAACCACGAAGGAGAGGAACGAGCATGAAGCAGAGAGTCGCAGCCTGCGGGCTGCTCTTGCCGCTGGCACTGAGCGGCTGCGCGTCGCCGTCCGACACTGCACGGCAGCCGGTGGCGACGGCGTGCCCGGCGCTTCCAGCGCCACCGGCGTGGGCGATGGTTCCGCCGCCTATGCAGACGTCGACGCAGCGGTTGCGGAACGCGTTTTCGGCGTCGCCGGCGACGATCAGCGCGAGATCGACAAACTGACGGCCTTACAGGGCTACGTGTGCGCAGTGCGGCCCGAAACGCCGAGCTGCGACCAGAAGTAACGAGAAACAGGGCGACCGGTGTGCGTGCGCGAACACGCGCACCGGTCGCCTTTCCACTGAATGCGCCAGTGAATTGGCCAAGGCCCTGCTTACCTACGTAGGCGGGCCGGATTCTACACCAAGTTTAAAAACGGCTTTCACCATGGCAAATCCCATCATCCCTTGGATCGGCGGCAAGCGTCGACTCGCTGACCACATCATCCCGCGCTTTCCGAAGCACGACTGTTACGTCGAGGTGTTCGCGGGCGGGGCGGCGCTGTACTTCATGCGACCGCCGGCCAGGGTCGAGGTGATCAACGATATCAATGGCGAGCTGGTGAACCTGTATCGCGTCGTTCAGCACCATCTCGAAGAGTTCGTGCGTCAGTTCAAATGGGCGCTGACGAGCCGGCAGGTGTTCGAATGGCTCAAGCACACGGTCCCGGAAACGCTCACCGATATTCAGCGTGCGGCGCGGTTTTACTACCTTCAGAAAAGTTGCTTTGGCGGCAAGCTGGAAGGGCAGACGTTCGGGACACGGACGGAGCATCCGCCTGGGTTGAATCTGCTGCGCATCGAGGAAGAGCTATCGGCGGCGCACATCCGGCTCGCGAACGCGTACATCGAGCGGCTCGATTGGGCGACCTGCATCGATCGTTACGACCGGCCGCACACGCTGTTCTACCTCGATCCGCCGTATTTCGAAACCGAAGGGTACGGCGTTGCGTTTCCATTCGAGGAATACGAGAAGATGGCCGAGCGGCTTCGATCGATCAAGGGGCGCGCGATCGTTAGCCTCAACGACCATCCGGAGATCCGGCGCGTGTTCGCCGGCTTCCACATCGACAGCGTGCCGATTCAGTATACGATAGGCGGCGGGAAGGGCGTCGAGCGTTGCGAGCTGATTATTTTTAGCTGGGACGATGCGGCGGAGCCGGCCGGGCTGTTTTGACGAGCGCAGCCGGCGCGGCAATCGCGCCGGCTGGCTCAGATATCGACGTAGGCGGGGAGCAGGTCTTGATCGACGAGCCGGATCTCGATGCGGTTCGCGATCGCGACGTGCTCGGGATTGTCGATCGAGAACGGGGCGTCCGTGACGCTGACGATGATGGTGCCGGTTTGCTTACCTTTGGCGGGTACGGGAATCAGCGCTCGGGCCTCGGGAACCTGCTGTTGCGTAATGACCTTCGGCAAGTAGAGCATCCAGCCGACGCCGGGCTTGTCGTCGAAGACCTGTTTCTCGAAGTAGCCATACGGCTGAACGGTCAGATACGATGGCGACGTGAGTTGAATCAGAGTCGAGGCGATCGCGAGCGCCGAATCCATTGAGAACAACTGATCGTTGACGAAGTCGGCCTCGATCTCCTTCGCATTGTCCTTCGGTGTAATCACGCAGCTCAGGGATGCGGAGTCCTCTTCATCGTTGCCGCCGTCCCATAGCGAAATAGAGGCGTAGTCGTTACTGCCTCGCTCGGTGCGCACCACCGCGAGTGCCGCCGTCGTCGGCTTCCAGTGTTCGAATGCGCTGTAAAGCAATGCATCCTCTTTCGTCTCGCCGGTCAGATACCAACGATCGAACTTTGGAGCGTGTTCGTGGATCACCTCGGCGAGCTTCCCCAGATCGTCAAAGTACTCAGCGACGTTGGACGCATCGCGCGATTTATCGATGAAGCGTGAGAAGAATTTCATGTTTAGCCTGTCACGACGTAGGCAATGCCGTTGCGGGCGAGACGCTCGCGGAAATACGACGCCGTCAGTGGTGTTTGAAAGTAGTACCTGAGCTTCGTTGGAGGGTTGGCACGTACGATATTGGCGCGAGCCTCGATCTGTAGATCGATTTTGCCGAAGCCCGAAAACCACTTCATCGGTCGCCGTGTTTTGCGGCTGAAGAACTGATCGAAGTTGCCCTTTGCCTCTTGGAGCAGACATTCACTCGCTTGGAACCCATCATAGTCCAAGCCGAGCCAACTCCATTCTTCGCTCCATCCCTCTTCGATACTATACGGGCGGCCGGTGACACGCCCCTGATATTCTCGAGGCTCTCGGTTCATGCGGTAATACCTCCGCACGGAGGTGCCGGTCTGCTCTGGCGGGCATTTCTTGCAGCTTTCGCCGGTGCGCGGCAATGCCCGTACGTCCGGCGTTACCTTGCTGTCTTCCTTCGGCGTATCACCCGACAGACTCGCCGTTCCCGCCACCGTCGCCCCGCCCAACAAGGCGACGCCAGCGCGCGCCAAGATCGGACCAAGCTCCACCGCCGCCGCTTCTATTACCGGAAACACCAATCCCGCCATGTTCCAGCCCTCCGTCCGGATGTTCGATGCGCCATTTGATGACGCGTAGATAATCATGAAAACGCGCGTCGGCCGAGCGGCCGGGACGCGTGAGCCACGCCTTCGTCGCGGGCTTTTCGTAGAAGCTTGACGCATACGCCTCGATTCGCAGAAATGCGACGATGTTCTCGTCCCGCTCGATGCCGAATGCGCGCGCGGCGCGATAGGCCGTCCAAAGTCGGGACGACAAGCCACTGTCACCGGCAAACGCCGGATTCTCCTTCGCGAGATCCTGCCGGACGCGTTCGACGAAGCCGCGCTCGTCGATCTCCGCCAGTCCGGCGACCTGCTCTGCGGTCAGTTCAAGCATGCGGATGCACTCCGGTCAGCCGCCCGTCGATCTCGACGAGCCAGTCGTACGTCGCGACGAAGAATTGCGTGCGCTGCGCGTCGCTCATCACGCGCGCGATGTCGGGCATGATGCGCGCATCGTAGAACCGGAACAGCGCTGCGCGGCCGTCCGGAAGCCGCACGTCGAGATACTCGCGCAACTCGGCGGCCAGCCGCTCGAACGGGTAGGCGCTGATCAGCCACGACATCCCGACCGGCCCGGCCGCGAGTTCGGCGAGCACGCGTCGGATCGGTCCCGGCGCGAGCGCGTAGTCGATCAGCCAAGGCCCGTGATCGGCGAGCGATGCGTCGGGCGTGCCGTCGAAAAGCGCGATCGAGTAGTTCGCGCGGCGCAGCGGCGGGGCGTCCGAGGCTTCGGCGAAGAGCAGCGCGTCGACCACCGCGAAGAGTCGCACGGGCAGCGTGATTTGCGAACGGCGCGTATCGAAATGCGCTTCGATGTTCGGCGGTGTCATGATCATCCGCGTGCGACCATCGTCGCGGCGTTTTTCGCCGCCGCCTTCAGGCATTCGAGGCAAAGGGTGGGGGATGGGGCGACCGCAGCCGCCGCTGCGGCCGCCGATCCGCCGGGCGACCCGCCGTCCCCGCGCTCGCCCGCGCCGATATCATCGATTGTTCCGGTTCCCTGCGATGCGATCAGCTCCGCGCCGCACGCCGTGCGCATGCCCTCGACGGCGGTATCGCGGTCGCCGATTGTGTGCGGGTAGCGGCGTCCGAGCAGATCGGGGAGGATCGGGAAGATGCCCTTGCAGCGAGGGCAAAGTACCTTGTGGCCGACGCTGGCCACATTGCGCCCGTTGAGCGTGAATGTCGGCGCGCCTTCGAGCACCTTGCCGCCGTGTGTCGTCGTGTCGCCGACGCAGATGATCGCGCGCTTGACCACTGGGTCCTCTCGTGGAAATTTGCGTGCAAATTTACCATTGAGAACGGTGGATGCGGCCGTTACGGTTGTGCTGTTGCGACACCTGTCAGTTCTGTCAGTTGTGCGGCATCTCGCGTCGGCATGTCCTCCTCGTCGTCGGACGTCAATAAGGCGTGGTGTTTGGCGGCCGCGAGCGGATCGCTGAATTCGTCATAAATCGAGTTGGGCATCCCATAGAAGCGTAATCCAGCGATCCCGAACTCGATAGACGCCGATCGACCATCCGCTCTTGTGCGTATAGCCGTATAAGCTGACGGCGGTCCAGCCGAACTCACGAAGTTCATCGTCATCACATCATCCTCGCGCGCTGCATCTCCCGTCGGAGGAGATGGCGCAGCTTCTGAAAGTGTCCTTGCGGGCCTCCGAACGGCCCCTTGTCGAACACCTCTTGGTCGACCCTGTCGAATCATGTCTTGATTTCGTTGAGGGACTTTCGGAGCATCACGATCTCAAGAAGCAGACAACGGACCTCCGGATCGGTGTGCGTGCGCCACATGGCGCACAGTTCCTCGGTATTCGGCGCGTCGAATTCAGGCATGGAGGCTTTGTACCTGAAACGCGCATCCCGAAGCGGTACGCGGTTGCGGTCGATCTTCGTATGTTCTAACGGCGCAGCGTGCAGGAGACCGGACGCACGCGGCTCTTCGTCAACCCATGCCTCGAATTCTTCGTGTGTCAATTCGATCGGGGTGCGCAGCACTTCCCGGCTTCCTGCGAAGCCGTACTCCCAAATGTACGCCCAGCGAGGTTTCATCATACGATAAATACTGTATGGGCATCCAGTATATCGCGGAGTAAGATGCATTGGTAAAGCATCGAAAACGGGGGCGGAAATGTGTACGAACTACCGTGCGCCGAGTGAGCCCGAAGGCTTCTCCGAACTGAAGTTACCCGTGCTACATGACCTTTGGAGGCGAACGCCGTGGGATCCAGAGGTCTATCCGGACTATCTCGCGCCGATCGTGGCGGTGCTTGACGGACGCGTCGAGGCGCTGCTCGCCGGATTCGGCTACTGGCCGCGTGCCTTGCAGAAAGCGAACATAGAGAAGGCGAAGGCCGAGGGCAAAGCGCCGCCGATCATGCGTAGCACAATGAACGTGCGCGACGACAACCTCGGGCGATCGCCTCTATACGGGCAGGCGTGGCGGGCAGGTCGCCGCTGTCTGATTCCGGCGCAATGGATCTACGAACCGTGCTACGAGACCGGTCGAAACGTTTGGCATCGAATCGGCCTGACGGGCTGGCGGCCATACTGCGTCGCAGGGATCTGGCGTACGCTGACCGGCGCGGATGGAAGCGAGACGCGCACGATGGCGATGATCACGGTGAATGCCGAAGGGCATGCCATCATGTCGCGCATGCATAAGCCGGGCGGCGAAAAGCGATCGGTCGTCATATTTCGGCCGGACGATTGGGAGGAGTGGCTCTCGACGCCGAACTTCGAAGTTGCGCGCGCGATGCTCCAACTTTATTCTGCTGACGAAATGGTTGCATTTCCAAAGTGACTTTGGATAGGACTATGTTACAGCCGTTCTCCGGCATCTCCGGATACGCAAGACGCCCAATTCACGGTTACTTCTCGCAAAACGGATGAGGTCCGCAGCCATAAAATAGTAGTAATTTAGTATTTGCTGAAAGCTGTTTCGCTGTATAGAAATACACTTATCGATCTCGGGGGCAGCTATGTCCAGCTACATTTTCGTCTCCCCAGGCTCTGATCCGGGGGCCGGCCGCGTGCTTGTAGACCCGATCCTTACGGCAGCGAAACCTACGATGGGGACCTGTCGCCCGGATCTTAGGAGGATGGTGAGACCCGGAGATCACATCTTTGTTGTTAGTGGTAGCTTAGGGCGGAGCTATCGCCAGTATGTCATTGGCGGTATGGAGATCGATGAGAAGCTCGAAGATCAGTTGGAGGCTCTTCGTGCGTATCCTGAGAATGCACTGACCTTTGAGGGAGGGCGAAGGAAAGGCAACATTATTGCAATGGCTGACGGAGTTCAGAATCCCCGGGACAATCATACTAATTTTGCGACGCGGATTAAAAATTACATTGTTGGAAAAAATCCAATAATGTTGGAGACCGAGCGAGAGGTTGAAATTGGGCGTGAGCGATCGTTGGAAATTCTGTCTGACTTATTTGACCGGCGGGGCTCTCGCATGCAGCATGTGATTGGACGCAATCGGAGGCTTTCGGATGAACAGGTTGAGCGCTTGCGTCGCGCGTTGGAAGAAATTAAACAAGAGGCAAGGTCGTGATTAATATCGCAACCTATTTGGCTAGCCGCAATCTCACGATCGATAAGGCAGCGGCTAAGGCCGGGCTGTCGCGTGACAGGTTTGAACAAGTCGTCGGTGGTTCCAAAGCGACACTCGGCGAAATTCGTGGGATTGCCAAGGCGCTTAAAGTGCCGCTATCCAGTCTGATCGATAATGGCCGAGCTGAACCGATCCAAGTGTTGTTTCGGAAAACTCTGGATCGACGAGAAGTAGAAATAGTGCCGCAGATCGATGCTGTTTCTATTCAGATTCGGGATGCGCTCATTATCGCGCGAGATGTACCATCTAACTTGATTTGGTTGGATGCGTTTGAAGGAGTAAGTTGGAAGTCGGAGCAGGCTGAAGAGCTCGCTTCTATTTTTAGAGATAATATAGCTAAACTAGACGAGCTTGAGCCACTCCCAAATCTTGCAAGGATATTAAGTGGGGTAGGCGTTTTCATACTTTTTTCTCGCGACTCAACTGTTGATGGTGCATCTGCTATTGTTGATGGATACGCGTTTATAATATTGGCGGCCCGCAGCTTCAAGCCACGAATGCTGTTCACTATCGCTCATGAGTTGGGGCATCTGATCGCTCATCACAATGTGCGCGCGAGCGGTTACGCCCACATCGATAGGGAGGTAGGCTCGCTGAATTTTCCACGTCGCGCTGAAGAGAAATTTGCAGATGCATTTGCGTCGGCATTGCTGCTTCCGCGAGCCGGCGTCTTGAACGCGCTCAAAGCGATTCGTGAGCAATTGGCGATTTCCAAGAAGCCCCTCGGTGCGATTGAAATAGCATGGATCGCGCATCTGTTTCATGTTAGCTTTGAAGTGGCTGCGCGACGCTTTGAATCACTTGACTTGCTCAATCCTAATGGTGCTCGAGCTTTATGTCAGAAGATCAAGGACGACTTTGGAAATCCGGAGAAATTCGCGGCTTCGGTTGATATCCCTCCTCGCCCGGATCTATCAGTGGAAACGTCATCTGCTCTATTGCATACAGCATCCAAAATGATCAGTTCAGGAAATTTGTCGATCGGTAAGGCGGCGGATTTGTTGAATGTTCCGATTTCGGCTCTTGTGGTCGCCAATGCGAGCATTAACGTGTGATCGTTATCCTCGACGCGTCTACGCTCATCAACCTCGCGAACGGTGAGGTATTCCGTGCTGTCATTTCGCTGCCGAGCCGTAGCTTCTTGGTAAACGAAATTGTTCTACAAGAATCGAGGACTGTTGCGCGTGCGATTCAAGCGGCGATCAAACGTGGGCACATTGCTTGGGTTGACTCGAATCTCATTGACGTAGAGGAATATCAAGAGGCTCTACGTCTATGGTGTCTTGGTCCTGGTGAAACGGAGTGCTTCTTGGCGGCTCGGGTGCTTGGTTGCCTAGTGGCCTGTGATGATGGTGCTGCTCGCAAAGTCATAAGAAAGAACGTACCGGCGATAGGCTTGACGGGTTCAATTGGATTGCTGCGTGAAGCGATGGCGGAGGGCATACTGTCGGCGGAGCAGGCATACAACTCCTATCAACTAATGAGGACCCGAGGTGGTTACTTACCGAGTCTCCGTCTTTCTGACTTTGAGGGATTTAGATTGTCTCAGGACGCAGACCGAGCTTTTCCTGACGCAACGGATTTGGAGATTTAGCGGCGAGTTGCTTTCTGACCTCAATGAACGGATTCGAGATTGTTTTTTTAATACGGATTGAGGTGCGAAAAATCAAATTGCATGTGAGGCACTCGTGATTGATGTGTGGGGTAAAGGCCAATTCTGCTTGGTCAAAGTGTGCTTGTTTGCACGAAGGGCATAATATGTTAAATATCCGATCTTCCAGGTGCGGCATTGCCGACTGAGCCATGTACACCCTAATTTGCTCGGCATCAAGTTTAATGCCATCGATGGTTACGTTTGAGTAGGTGTCGTCAATGCATGGGTGTTCGTCATTCAATGCTGAAAAAGCGTGCACGTGAATACCAATCTCTTCGGGCTCGCCGGATGTCCAAAGGATCGCTGGATTAGACCCCCAAATTTGAATACCTCCGGGATAGTCTTTTTGTTGTAATGAAATTGATCTGGATGGCTTAATTGATTTTCTATCACCCAGGCAAAATATTTCACGGATATTGGCCAATGGATTTCCAATACCCGCGATTCTATCGGAGAACTGTCGTCCGCAACCATGACACTGATGCTTTCGGTGTTCATGTACTGCAAACCAATCGCGATCTAGGTGTGGGAAGCCACAGTTGCTGCAATTGACTGAGGTTGTTTTAAATCCAAATACATTCGTTATCATGTAATTGATGGCATCAATTTCGTTAATTTCAATCCAGCCATCCGAAAATAAGTCCGTCTTCAGTGGAACGCGCAATCTGCGATATGTCTTGTCAATGTCCTTATGGCCGCGTTTCTCCGCGCGGGCGTGAACGTGGATTCCGCGATCTATTGGTTGTCTGGTTGTATCATAGACTGCGGGGACGGAACCCCATAAGGCAACGCCGCCTGGGTACGCGGAAATGTCTAAATCCAAAGACTCGTCAGGCCGGATCGGTCGGTCACCAGCTGCAACGCATCTTTTTGCCGCGACGCCGTATTTGGCTGTGGCATTTGCACGATGAGTCAAACACCAGTAGCGCGTTCCCCCATCTCTGCGCTGTCCAACGGGCACAATCTTGCATTTCAT